TAAAATAAAGGTTTACTTTTGTCTGTATTTGTAGTATAATAGTACTTAAAACAGATTATTTTTAAACCAGTGAGATTACATTATGAATAACTTAGAAAAAATACTGGATATGTGGAAAAAGGACTCTATCATTGATGAAATGAGATTGGACGAAACTTCACGTGATTCAGCCAAACTGCACTCCAAATACCTAGAACTATTAAGCATTAATAGAATGACATTGAAGAAGCTAGAACTGGACTTTAAGGTTACCCTTAGAGATAAGTTTATGCACTACAATGGCAAACTATCACAGGCTGACATGGACGATAGAGGTTGGGAATATGATCCATTAAATGGATTAACTGTACTGAAAGGTGATATGGATAAATGGTATGATGCCGACCCTATCATTCAGAAAGCACAGGCAAGACTTGAATATCAGAAAGAAATGTGTGACTGCCTTAAAGAGATTATGGAGAATGTTAAGTGGAGACACCAAAACATTAAGAACATGATCGAGTGGAGAAAGTTCACTAGTGGTATTTAAAATATACGAACATAGATATGCCTTTAAGGGGCAGTTTGCATATGCCGCTGATATGATTAGATCATCTTTAGAAATGATGGGTCACACCGAAGGGGATAGTCCAGACTTGCACGTATATAACCATACGTGTAGAGACTTGGAACCTGATATGCCAAAGAATAGTATCATATTCAAACCTACCGCACCTACCAGCCAACACTTTCAAATATGCAATACTGGGTATGCTAATAGTTCTGCTCTTACATTCGAGGACCCAACTGCATATACAGATCGGAGGATATATGACACTACCGAGTGGAATGAAATACAATCCCTTATAGCAAGAAGAGCTAATAAGTGGGATCAATCAATTCTAATAAACGGTTGGGATGAAGTAAAGGATATAAAGGACGATCATATACTTGTTATATGCCAGATGCCAGATGATGAGACTGTAAATGGTTTTGGTTTTAAAGGACATATTAGTAGGATAGATATGATTCTTGATAAACTAGAAGGTGAGAATGTAGTACTTAAACTGCATCCCAACTATAAAGCAACCGATCCGGTCGGGAAACGAGCTTATAGAAAATGGAAAGAAATGAGTAATGTGCAAATTCTAAAAGGGTTCACCACAATACATTCGGTATTACCTAAGACTCGTGTTGCTATAGTAGATAATAGTACTGCTGGTATAGAGTGCATGATGCATGATGTTCCTATGATTACATATGGCTATCCCGACTATCATTGGGTTACCCAAGATATGAGATCATTAACTCAGCTACGAGGTATGATAGCTACAGTTGATCAATGGTATGATAAAGAATTAGCACGAAGGTTCTTATGTTACTACATTTTTGAGTACCTTTGTAGCGATATAGATACTACTATCAATAGACTGAAAGGATTATTAACTTGGCACACGACCTAGTAGATGCGATTGAAAAGAGGAACGGCCGCTGGAACTCTTTAACACAATTGCAAGAATTTATCCTATCTAACTCTAAAGAGAAAATAACGTATTTTGATGGCATCACTTTGAGCACTAATAAATATGATTATACACTTTACAATGGAACCATACAGTGGCAGAAACCCTTAAAATTAAAAAGAAAAACGAAGCTTTCCTCGAAATCATAACCGACCCCTCTATTGAAATGGAACTAAGCGAACACTTCTGTTTCTATGTTCCAGGTTATAAGTTCATGCCAGCATATAAAAATCGCATGTGGGACGGAAAGATTAGACTATATGATCTTCGGAAGAAAGTATTATATACGGGCCTGTTTAAATATCTGAAAGAATTCGCTGATGCTAGACAGTATGAGCTAGAGTTTGAACCTAATTCAGTTTACGGAATGGCTGGTACTCAGAACATAATCGACTTGGATTCACTACTTAAAGAAGTTACGTTAAGTGCTGGAGGCGATACTATTGTCCCTAGGGGTTACCAGATAGATGCTGTTAATCATGCACTTGTGAATGGCCAGTCTTTGTTATTATCACCTACGGCATCAGGTAAGTCTCTTATTATTTACCTATCAATTAGATTCTTCTTGGAAGCCTCAGATCAGAACGTACTTCTGATAGTACCTACAACCTCGTTGGTTGAGCAGATGTACTCCGATTTTGGAGACTATTCGCAGTTTGATGAATGGGATGTTGCAGAAAACTGTCATAAAATTTACTCAGGTAAAGAAAAGTATAATATGACCCAAAGAGTTATTATTACTACTTGGCAGTCCATATATAAGATGACTCATAATTGGTTCCAGCCATTTGGTATGGTGATTGGTGATGAGGCACATAACTTTAAAGCTAAGTCATTAACCGCTATACTTGAAAAATGCACAGAAGCTAAATTCCGTATGGGTACTACAGGAACATTGGATGGCACACAGACTCATCAGTTAGTGCTTGAAGGCTTATTTGGTCCAGTGCATAAGGTTACTACTACAAAGAAACTGATGGATAGCAACGATTTAGCTCAGTTGGACATTAGTGTTCTGCTATTAAAGTATGGTCCCGAATATTGTAAACTTGTGTCTAAAGGAACATATCAACAAGAACTTGATTTTATAGTATCATATACTCCTAGGAATAACTTTATATCAAACCTAGCTATGGATCAAGATGGTAATACGCTTATACTATTCCAATATGTGGATAAACATGGTAAGCCATTACATGATATGCTACAAAAGAAATTCGATGCACTACCAAGAAATGATAGGAGGTTATTCTATGTCTCAGGTGAAACCAATGTGGATACGCGCGAAGAGATTAGGGCTATTACAGAAACCCAGAATAACGCAATTATTGTTGCTAGTATGGGTACATTTTCTACAGGTATTAATATTAAGCGTTTACATAACATCATATTTGCTAGTCCTAGTAAAAGCCAAATTAGAGTCCTACAGAGTATTGGACGTGGATTAAGAAAGTCGTCCGATGGCCAGAATACTAAGGTCTTTGATATTGCAGATGATTTACACTGGAAGTCTAAAAAGAACTATACTCTTCAGCATGCTGCTGAACGGATTAAGATCTATAGTAAAGAGCATTTTGACTACAATTTATTTGATATAAATATATAGTATGGAAGAACTTAATATCAGACATTTTAAACTGTACAATGGCGATGAGATATTGGCCTTGGTTCAGAACTCTAATGAATTCAATTATATGATTGAAACTCCAGTAGCTATTAATTTCAATATGATGGGAGGTTTCCAGTTCACCCCATGGTTTCCATTCTCTGACCAGAAGGTCTTTAGATTAGGTAAGGAAACAATAATAACTTCCGGTGGGGTACTACAAGAGATTAAAGAGCAATATCTCCAGTTTGCCTTGAAGAAACGGGAAGTGGCCATAGCTCAGTCTAACGAGGAACTCCTTACAAGGTTGAGAGAATATAGTGGCTCAGTACTAGATGAAGATGAAGAGTGGGACTATGCAGATATGGACGATAAAGTCGTACATTAATATGGTATACCTCTACCCCTCCGGTTGACTTATATATTATATACCATTTAGCACCAAATGTAAAGTGTTTTCTGCATTTATTTTCATTTAATTTTAATTTCAATTAGTTGTTTACTTTTGCACGAAAGTGTGATATAATAGTTCATTATGGAGAAAAAAACAATGACCAAACTAAAGCCAAAAGAAAAACCACATTATGTTAACAACAGGGACTTCTCAGAAGCTGTATTTGATTATGCCGTAATTGCCAGGGAATCAAAGGCCAAAGAGGTTCAACCACCAACCGTACCGGATTACATAGCTACTTGCTTTATGAAAATCTCGGAAGGGTTGTCACATAGACCAAACTTTGTTAGATACACCTATAGAGAGGAAATGGTTATGGATGCTGTAGAGAATTGCTTAAGGGCAATTAATAACTACAACATTGAAACTGCTACCCGTACAGGTAAACCTAATGCATTCTCATACTTTACCCAGATATGTTACTTCGCGTTTATTAGGCGAATAACCAAGGAAAAGAAGCAACAGGATATCAAGTTTAAATTCATTGAAAAGATGGGTATTGAGGACTTTGTTTCTATGGGAATGGATGATGCAGGCGCTCAAGAGACTATGAATTACGTTGATACGCTAAGACAGAGAATCAGTACCATTAGAACCAAGGATGAAGCTATTAAGGTATTTGCTAAAGAAGAGAAAGCCCGAGAAAAACTAGAACTATTTATGGTATAATTATGAAAGTAGCAATATTGAATGATACACATTGTGGTGTAAGAAACTCGTCAGATATATTTTTAAACTATCAAGCAAGATTCTATGAGGAGATTTTCTTTCCTTATCTAAAGGAACATGGAATCATAAACATACTGCATTTAGGTGATTACTATGAGCACAGAAAGTTCGTCAACTTTAAAGCTCTCCATGCCAATCGCAAGCATTTTCTTGAGCCTATGCGTGATATGGGCATCACTATGGATATCATTCCTGGTAACCATGATGTGTATTTTAAGAACACCAATGAACTATGTTCCCTTAAAGAACTTCTTGGATACTTTACTAGCAATGTAAATATCATAATGAAACCTACGGTTTTAGATTATGACGGCCTAAGCGTTGCGGTTATCCCTTGGATTAATAATGAAAACATCCAAGAGTATACCAAATTTGCAATGACGTGTAATGCTCCTATTCTCGGTGCTCATCTTGAGTTGAAAGGCTTTGAAATGATGGCAGGAATGCCCAATTCTCACGGTATGAATGCTGACATATTCTCCAGATTTGAAAATGTTATGACTGGTCATTTCCATACTAAATCTAGTCAAGGTAATGTTCATTATCTAGGATCTCAAATGGAGTTTACTTGGGCAGATGTTGATGACCCTAAATATTTCCACGTGCTAGATACCGAAACTAGAGAGGTTACAGCAGTAAGAAACCCTATCACCATGTTTAAAAAGATCATATATGACGATCAGAAACATGATTATAGTACCTTTGATATGACTGATTGTAAGCACAAATTTATTAAGTTGATTGTAATTAACAAAACCGACTTGTATATGTTTGATAAGTTCATAGATAGGTTACAGAGTGTTGAGACATATGAGCTCAAGATTGCAGAAAGCTTTGAGGAATATCTAGGAGAAAGTGTTGATGATGAAAAAATCTCACTAGAAGATACCACAGAGTTACTGGACACCTATGTCGAAGCTGTAGAAACTGACCTAGACAAAGACCATCTAAAAATTGAATTGAGAAAGCTTTATACAGAAGCTCAGAACCTTGAGGTATTATAATATATGATACATTTTAAAACATGCAGATGGCAGAACTTCCTGTCTACCGGCAATGACTTTATAGAACTAAGATTGGATAAATCTCCCACCACCCTCATTGTTGG